TAAAGATCATGTTCTCATAGGCTTGATACATTTTGTAGAGATATTCAAACTTGTATGATGCTGACGACAAACCAATCATTTTATTAGATGGCCATTCGGTTCTTTCCTCTTCTGTCATCTTGCCAGCTTCAATCATTGCGTCTTCTGCATCTTTAATTTTTTGACGTTCTGTGGGGTTTTCCACAACAGCTAGAAACGGCATAATAACTTCGTTCAAAACTTTTTCTGGCATAAGTAGAAGCTCATCAATAATAATACGCTGGAAACGAAAACCACGAAGCTTTTCTCCGTCACCAAGTGGCAAGGCAGTAATGCGGCTCTTGCCAATTTGCATTGACCATTCATCATTAGACTTGCTTACCTTGCCTATGCACTGTCTAAACAGTTCAGCTTTAGGGTCTTGTGATATATCTTCTATTTTACGAAAGATCATCTTAGATTGACGAAACGATTTTGAAATGATTCCAATATGCACACCTTGGTTCATCATTGCGTCCAGCAATGCGAAAATACCAGTAGAGAAAGACTTAGACATACCACGAGACCAGATACCCAAAAAGTAATCGTTCTCCATCATTGCTTTAACTGCCATGTGCTGAAATGGGAATAGCTCGATGCCAGTAAGCAATTCAGTAGTAAAGGTTACATTTTCCTTTAAAAATTTATACAACCAAATTTTTGCTTTAGTATCTTCAAGATAACCCTCAAGACCCATAACTTGATCATTAACTGGCTCCCTCTTTAAAGGCTTTTGGTTTCCTATATCCCAACTCATCTTTCCTCCTTGTCTAAAAAATATTGCACGTCTACGTCCCAAAGCTTTTTGCCCAGACTTAACAGTTTAGGTATAATTTCTTCACTATGGCTCCTACTGTCTGTAAATACAAATTGGCAATGACCCGCGAACTCGTGTTGGACAGAAATTAAGTTAGAGAAAACCCATCCTAGTTTAGAAACTCTTCTCCCTTTTGTGAACATAGCCTCCTTCTCTATTGCTGCCAAGGACTTCTCAACAACAATATACATATAACTATCTAACTCGACACATCTTTGCATCTCTCTTCTAAACCTATCTACTTGCCCTCCAAAGGTTGATAAAAAATCGCCAGCGCTTTTTCTATCTACAAATGTATTGGCAAAATCATCTCCACCCAAAGTGTAATCTCCAAAGTCTAACTTTAAAATTGTGGATTTATTGAACTCTAATGGTTGCTGCTCCCTAGTGTCGATCAGAACTTCAACTTCCACATTATTCATAAATTCCTTTGGCATTCCCTTGTAGAATATGGGCTTCGATCCCATAGCCTCACAAGCATTGGTATATGTACCGAAGTGTTTTTTATAAAGATCTATATCTGGCAACTGTCGTTTGAGAAGCTCTAAATGAAAGGGTGCATTCTTATACTTTTTTCTTTCAATTCTTTTTTTACCTAACTCAATAATATAGCTCTTGACTTCTTCATCTGGCGCAGACTCGCACCACTTTACAAGTTGTGATCTATTGATAAAATCATTTTCAAAGTATTCGTCTTTTTTCTTAAAGGGCAGCGGGTTGCCATTTAACTTATTAAACCTTGGGTAATGTTTAATATAATAGTCAGCTACATACATCTTATGTGCCTTAAGATGCGCATGAAGGCTTTTTTCTGAGTCAAACTCAGCTTCACATTCTTTGCATTTATAAGACATCTTCAATACCGATCCCTAGAACACGAGCCTTCCATGCGGCCATACCTTCGAGACGCTGAGCCTCTTCTTTAATTACTTCCTTTTGCATTTCAGCTATTCTAACCATATTTTGTCGCTCTTCTTCTTCCTGAAAAAGCTGAACTATAGAAAGAAATGAAGCTGTATCTTTTTGCTTGCTAGCTAAACGAGCCCCACGATCCCCCTGAAGTTTTTTTGTAAGATTTTCAATACGAGTTTCACACTGGTGATACTCTGAACTTTTGGCTTTGATAATCTCTGCTAATCTAATACTCATCTCATCTTGATCGTCCGCAGACTCAAACATATCGTTTAGTTTTTGCAGGTGAGAGGTAATAAGCTCTAAATTAATAATTTCTTTACACACGTTCATGTAAAGGTTTAGTTCGTCTGGAGTAAGGTCTGGCTTGTCCCAAGTCAGCCGAATAAATTCTTGCTCAAATAATTCTTTATCTCTTGCGTTTATATAGTTATTTACAATAGCAACAAATCGAGAATTCGATAAATTCACCCTTAACTTATCGCAGCAAGTATGCTGGTTTCTAGACATTTTACCGTCCTCTAAACCGTATCCAGTTGAGTCGTTAATTTTTTTAATTATTCTAGAAACTGCTTGAGGAGCAATATAATTTCCAGCAGAATCCTCCCCCTTATCTTTTTCTTCTTCTTTGCCTTGGTTTATTATTTCATTTACAGAGCGCCATTCTTTAGACAATCTGGTTACTTTAGTCTGAAATATAATATCAGCTATTTCTGAAGTATTTAATTTGTCTTGTTTTAATTCTTCGACTTTTTCTAACTGCTCTTGAGAAAGAGATATTTCTTTTATCTTTTCCCGTTTTGTCGTTTTAGCCTTTAGACCATTTTTGGCCAAAAATTTACTGACACTGCGCCCTTCTTTTGATCTCCCATCAAGCTCGTCATTATTAAATACCTTTTTTGTAATGTTGATGATATTCGGATCGTCTTCAAACATATTTAGGATAAATTGTTTTTGATGGTCTGTTAATTCAATCATACAATATCCTTACTTTTAATAATTTGTTTGGCTTTGTCTTGAAAAATTTTTTTCAAATTCTTGATTTGCTTGTATCCTGCCGATCTCCTTTTTTCTGTCGTCTTAAATCCTAAAAATCTTGCGACCTCTTCTTCGGGCTTGTTTTGCATGAAGAGCATTTTAAAAGCTGTGAATTGCCTCGGTGTAAGTTCTTCTTTTATTTCACTCGAAAGCTTGAGCGTTGCCAACTCTAAATCAAGAAATTCATCTTTTCTTTCATTCACTTCATGAGTGTGGTGCTCTATTGTAACGGCAAGCTTGATATCATAGGCGGCTTTTTTCTTAGACTCCCAACCCTTATATTCCGCACAAAGATTGTCTTGTATTCCGCTTTTTGTTTTGCTGCAGCTATCGCCTCCAAGATTATACTTGCACTTTAAACATGGTCTGGTATAATTACCGTAATGATTGCGCAGTAAGTTTTTAAATTGATTAGATACAACTCTACTTAACCAAGGTTCGATTGGTTTTGATTGATTCCATAAATGCCACTTTTTATATATGTGGCACATAATAGTTTGTTTAATATCGTCGTAGTCGATATAAGCTAAAGCGTCTAAATCCCATTTTGATCTCTTACGTTCTAAAGCTACTTCTATTTCTTTGAGCTTGTCTTCGAAACTGTACATTACAAATCATTAATGTCTCTAACTGTTCTTTTCTTCTTAATTAAAGGGCGTTTGCCAGCAAGAGAACCCATTGTTTGCTGCACGTCTGCGCCAAAATTTTCGATTTCGTATTCAAACCTTGTGATCTGAGGTACATATTCTGCATCGGTCTCATCTTCACTTATATCTTTAATTTTTTTAACTTTTCTACTGATTGGCGAATCTGCGCTTGCATGAGATGAATCAAACGAGCTTCCACAATCAGAACAAAACTTGGGCGGGCTGAATTTATATTCAACCTTCTTACCACAATCTGTACAAAACTTAATAGCCATAAATTATTATAAATTTATTTTAATTATTCTCAAGTTTTGATACGATAAATTTTACAATTTTACTTCTCTTTATGTCTGCTGTGGTGAATTGTTTGCATATTACTCCATTTTCTACAGAGTCTTCGCTATCAAACGTTTTGAAAATTTCAGTAAAGCCGCTATTATTAATGTCGCTTTGCATAATGTCCCCGCATATAATTATTTTTGAATCTTCTCCTATTCTCGTTAAAACAGTCACTAATTCACTATAAGAGAAGTTTTGAGCCTCATCAATGATTACAATTGTATCGTCCCAGTTCGCACCCCTTACATAATTAACGGGCATGCAATCAAACATATTTTTTTCTCTTAAAATCTTAATATCAGAAACATTAAGCATTTCATCGAGCTTATCGTAAAATGGACCTGCAAAAACTGCAAACTTTTCTTCCAAAGACCCTGGCAGCGCACCCATGCTTCTCTGCGCGCTCTCAGCTATGCTCCTGATGTATAAGATTCCCTTTTCAAGGTTAGCATCCATTAACATTTGTAACGCTGAATAAACAGCCATATAGGTCTTAGCGGTTCCAGCGGGTCCAGATAAAAACATGAGTTTGGTCTCTGGGTCAAGAGCTGTTTTTAAAAAATCGACCTGGTTTTGGGTAAACTTAAATTTACGTTCCTTGAATCTTACCTTGTGACTCAATTGTTTGAATTCTAAATCCGACATCCGACATATATTACACTTCAAAATCGCAACACTCTGTTGCAGATTTTAAAATATAAAAATAAAATTTAAGTATTGAATGATGATAAGTCGGCTTCTGTCAATGTGTAACCCGTTCCTCCGTTGCCAGCTTGAGAATCTGAAGTAACAATCATTGCATTCAATTGAGATATTTGGTTACCTATATTTGTGCCAGATCCTGCTCCACCATATGTCCAAACAGTTAATAAAATAAGCTCTGGCCCATTGCCCAAATCTAAAATTAAGAAGGCTGGGTTTCCACTGTCTCCTATTATCTTAGATTCATAAAACAAAAGCCTTGTTGCGTCCGTTGGCACCGCAAAAGAAGAAGAATTACTCAAGCTGTAAAGATTAGTTATTATAGCTTTTTCTTCTTGATCTAAACATAATGTGGGTGGCCTGAATTGATTAAGATCTTGATTCGATAAATAGGTTGCGTAATTACTTGGCAACACCTTACATGGCGCGACTTTATCGCTGGGTAAGTCGCTGTCTAGACAATAAACAGTCAAGTCTGGATAATAAGGGCTATAATCTGGATGTCTAACTTTAGAGACAACAGTCCTTTCATAAACTGTGTTATTTCCATCTTGCGAAACAAAGTACACCTTAGTTCCAACGCCATACTCATAATGAGCAGCATTTAAAATATGCCTTGGCGTTATAAGTGTGCCAGCTTTTCTGTTGTTGCTGTTTGAGTTGGAGGGCGAAATGCAGGTTATATCAATATTAGAACACCAGACATCTGCGTTTCTGGTGAATGTATCTGTAGAGTGGTCTTGCGAGGCAAATATGTGGAAATTATCGTCTACATTTTTACCCGAAATTGCAGTGTCTATATTAGCAGCCGCATCTAAAATAATCTCAGGCGGCTCTGGTTCTGGTTCTGGTTCTGGTTCTGGTTCTGGTTCTGGTTCTGGTTCTGGCTCTGGTTCTGGCTCTGGCTCTGGTTCTGGCTCTGGCTCTGGCACAATAGGCACAACATAATCAGAATAGCTTGGAGCCACCCCTGTTGGTACATTCAAGCCATATCCGACATAGTCAACAGATAATTGGACAGTATCTGAGGGCGTAGCGCTTATTTTTTGAGACCTTAAACTAGCATTTGGGATAGTGAATGTATTTAAATAAGCGCCAGACGAATCGACTAAAGAAAACGATATATTTCTGTTAAATGTCTCGTCTTCTAATAGTCCTG